GGAAGAATACACCCGTGGTTCTACCCGAGAGTTGACTTCCGATCTTCGTGAAGAAATTAGCAATCTTCAACCCACTCGCCGTGCTGCTGCCATTGAGGAAGATGAGGACGATGATGCTCTTTCCTACTTCGCCCGCTTGGCAGAAGACTGATTAGGTGCTATACTGAGGGGAGCGAGATCTCCCCTCTTTTTTATGGTAAAGTATTTCTTGTATTTTCAGTTTTAATTGTTTGAGAATCAATATATTGAGATGATTCATCATAAAACAGTTCTCTTCTAATATCCTTTAAAATTTCTTTCAAGTACTCTGGTTTTAAGATATAAATCAAACTTTTATCATTATTTTTTTTAATTTCATATTCATAATTACTTATTCCTATCACCGGATTTTCTATTGTACTTACAAAATTTCTATCAAAAACAAGATTATCACCTGTAGAAATATTTACTGAAATTTCAGATTCTAAGTTTATACTTTGGAGATTTATTGAGGTTACTTTAATTTTATCTTCTCCATTAAAAAGAAAATCCCCAACTGATATTCCAGATTTAAATGTTCTTATTGGTATTTGAGAACTCCCAATATTTGCTTCTTCTGTAGATGTTACTGAATATGTTTTTAAGAGAGTGTTATTTGTATAAAGTGCTCCAAAACTATCATAATAAGAAATTTTAAAATCTGGATTGACTATATTTCCTGCAGGTAAAATTAATCTATCTTTATCATCTCTAATTTCTACTGTTTCGTAGTGGTGTATATCATACAACGTATCTCCATATAATCTTTCACAGTAATCAAGTAAGTCTTTATTTGATAAAGGCCACTGATCTCTTATATTTGTAATACCGGAAGTTATTATAACAACCCATTCATACTCTACACTTCCATAAACTTCCAAAGCAACTAATTCTGGTCTATATCCATCTTTTATTGTATATTTGTTGAATAATGTTAGGATATTATTTAAGTCATCTCTTATTTTACACCTTCTAAAAATATTTTTTACAAGTAAGTAATCTTGTGAGGATTGCTTATCTGATAAAAATGATTGATATTGTATGTTAGGTAATTCTCTGAAGTAAGTCATCAGTATCCAACTCCTTCAATTCTATCATAATCTTCATACCAGACTGGTGTAAGTTCTTGGAACTGAAGTGATAATATCATATGAACAGGTGTTGTATCACTGTATGTTGAGTATGGACCAGCACCAGTATAATTTACACTCATATTTGTAAGTGCGGAAGTTTTAAATTTGTTTAAAAATTTGTGCGGACCAGATCCTGTCCTATATTCCACTTGAAATACATCTGGCGCCTTTACAAAAAATGCACCAGAATTTAAACCTGATCCTTTTTTAGGTGACATTGCTTGTTTAAATGATTTAATAATATTTTTAATTTCTTCTCCTTCAGATTGGGTTCTTGGAACTAAATCAAAAGTTAACATGTAAGGAGATCTTATATTTACACCCTGAAATAATAATTCAACATTTGGATTTACCACTGAACCTGTCGCCCTTGAAAGTAGTTGCCCAAATTCAACATCTTGCCCAGTAAGAGCTCCTATTGCTAATTTAGAAAATAGTGTTGATGTTGCTTGTTGACCAGTACCAGTTGTAAATGCCTTTGTAGCTCCTTGAATTACTTTCATTCCCGCTTCAGCAGTTCCTGATATGATATCTCCACTTTCAACAGCTGCTTTTCCAGCACTAAATCCTGCTGCTAAAGCAGCATTTAATTGTTGCTCTGACCAATTTGCTACATTTGAATCTGCTACTGCTTGAGGCATTGGTAGAAGTATAGTTTGCTTTACTGATCCACCAGATCCAGTATTTAAAGATCCAAACCCTCCACTTGATGATAACCCACCTGCTTTATAAGATAGAACTTTAATTAATACGTAATCATCATTTTTCCCAATTGTTCTATTCGGAAATCTGAGTATGGACATTTTTTTAATTATTTATTATGAGTTAGTAATAAACTTTGCGTATGAAATAGAACGAAGAGTATTAAATTCATCATTGGTCACTTCATAAAAAGGACTAGCAACTTCGGGAAAAGTATATTGTCTTATTTTTCCCCAATGATAATTAAATCCATAAAATCCATAATCCATTGGTTCTGAGGCAAGTATCAGTGGATACCTATCATATACAATATTTCTAGTCTTGGCATAATATATGTAGGTATAATATTTACCTGCCGATGGATAAGTATTTTCAGTATCTTGTAATTGATTTATTATCATATTCATCAATTCATCTGGACTTTCTATACCAATTAAGTCTCTTTTAATTGATGCTATTCTATTTGAATTTTTTTTATTTTGTTTTTTATTTGATCTTAGATTTGGATTGGATCTTTGATAGTCTGGATCATATCTAATTATGTAAATTAATTGTGCTTTATTTAATCTACTATAATTTGTACTTGTAGCACCAGTTTTGTTGTACTGGTGAGATATGTAATATGTTGTTGCAATTTCTTTTAATTCATTTAATGTATATTCTTCAAGACTATCTTTTTCGTATCCCGTAAGCGCCATTATTTGATTCCTAATTCGTCTTCTGTGATAACTTTAAACTTCCATTGTCTATCTTCACAAAATTCTTGTGCTACCTTCCATTTTGCCTGATTTTTTGCCCATTCGGTTACTTCAAAAATATATCCTTTTGTTTTTCTTTTTTGAACTTTTGGTTCTATTGTTTGTTTTTTTGGTTTAATCTCTATGATATATTTTTGTATATTTCCTGTATTTTCTTTGACTTTTATATAAAAATCTGGGAAATATCTATGTATTTTTCCATCTATTGGAGATCTATAAGGAAGTGCAATCTCCTCAGATCCCCACTCTAAAATATTTTGATTCATATCACAATAAACACAAAATTTTCTCTCCCACAGAGATCTATAAATGATGTTAGTTGGATCTCCTTTATATTTTTGTGGATATGATGGTTGATATTTTCCTTTATATGACATCTAAATAATTATAACAAAAATGTCTATTACAGGTATTTAGATTGGCATTACCGAGAAGTATATCTAGTGTGAAATATTTATTTGGTAATGTGGCACAAACTTCACATTATCAAGTTCAATTTGGCGGTTTACCTTCAAAATTATCTGCATTTTTGGGGGCAAAGGGTATTACTCCATTTTTTACTAGTGGAGATTTTGGATTATTGTGTTTTTCTGCTTCATTACCAACATCTTCATTTGCCACCACAGAAGTATCACCCTACATTGGACTAAAAGAAAAAATAGCACATACTAGATTATATACTAATATTGGGTTAGAGTTTTATGTCGATAGTGATTATAAAACCTTGAAGTTATTGGAGCATTGGATGGATTATATATCTGGCGGATCATTTTCTAATCCACTTTCAAATGATTATTTCATTAGGATGCAATATCCTGTAGAATACAAGTCGGATCAAACAAAAATTATAAAATTTGATAGAGATTATAGAGTAGAATTTGAATATAATTTCAGAGGATTATTTCCTGTTGCACTATCAAGTATTCCAATTTCTTATGGAGCATCAGATGTATTAAAAGTAGCGGCTACTTTTGAATATGACCGTTATATTGCAGGTAGATCATCAAGTCTATCATTTTATAATGGAACCTCAACAAATAATAGTCCAACACAGAGAATACCAAGAGTTCCATTATCGCCAGGACAAGCAGGAACATCTGGGGTTGTTTTTAGACCTGCTAATTTAACACCAACTGAAGCAATAGTGCAGGGAGAATTGTATACCACTTTAACTGGAACTCAAAAAGTTCGATAATAAATAAATTTATTAAATAATAAAAATTGTTATGCCATTACCATCTATTTCAACCCCAACTTATGAGTTGGAAATTCCTTCATTAAAAAAAGTAATTAAATATAGACCTTTTCTTGTCAAAGAAGAAAAAGTATTAATTATTGCAATGGAGAGTGAAGATCGAAAACAAATCACTGAAGCTGTAAAAGAAGTAATTAGTAATTGCATACTCACTAGAAATGTTAAGGTAGATAATTTAGCAACATTTGATATTGAGTATATATTTTTAAATATTAGAGGAAAATCTGTCGGAGAACTAACTGAAGTTTTAATTACTTGTCCAGATGATGGAGAAACACAAGTACCAGTTTCTATTAATTTGGATGATATTAAAGTTGAAGTTAATAAGGATCACTCTAGAGATATAAAATTAGATGATAAACTTACAATGAGGATGAAATATCCTTCGATACAGGAGTTTATTAAGAATAATTTTGTAAAGAATGAAAGAATTGGTGTAGATGATACATTCCAAGTTATTTGTTCTTGTATTGAGCAAATTTATAGCGAAGAAGAATCTTGGTCTGCGTCAGATTGTACTAAAAAAGAATTAACTAATTTCTTGGAACAATTAAGTTCAAAACAATTTAAAGAAATTGAGAAATTTTTTGAGACTATGCCTAAATTATCTCATACTATTACTATAAAAAATCCAAACACTGGAGTAGAAAATAAAATCGTTTTGGAGGGATTAACATCTTTTTTCGCATAGCAATGGCGCATGAAAATCTTGCGTCATTTTATAAGATAAATTTTGCTTTAGTTCAGCATCATAAATATAGCTTGACAGAGTTGGAAAATATGATGCCTTGGGAGAGAGAAGTTTATGTTTCATTATTACATCAATATATTGAAGAAGAAAACCTAAAGAATAACGCAAATAATGGCTGAACAAGTTACGCCTCTTAACAGTTCTCCTCTATCACAAGAATCAAGACAAATAATTGTCAGAAATACAAATGTTTCTGGTCAATCAATAAGAGGCGCTAACTTATTATCTCCAATAACTCCCAATGAAACTGAGATTAAAAATCTTGAAGTATCTCAGAAAAATCAAGAATCTTTAGTTCAGATACAAACTGGGATATTTGCAGTACAGCAAGACATTAATAGATTAAATACTGGACTATTAAATATTGCCACTTTATTGCAGCAAGATGCCGTAAATGAAGAAAGTATATTAAGATCCCAGCAAGAAAGAGAGAGAAGATTATCTGAAGAACAAGTTAGAGTTGGTAGAGAAAGTGATATTGAAAGGAAAATAGATAATGCTATAGTTGCTCCTGTGCAGAGAGTTGCTCCAAAAGTACAAAATCTTTTTGGAAATGTTCTCCAATCATTA